GCAGAAAAAAGTAACCGAGCCTTACTTGGTAGACGCCCTGTCTTTTACGGAGGCGGAAGCTCGCATCACCGAGGAGATCCGCCCCTTCATCACGGGTGAGTTCACGGTAACAGACATCAAACGAGCTCGTTTATCCGAATTATTCTTCAACGAGAATGGTGATCGGTTCTATAAGATCAAGGTTTATTTTATCACGTTGGACGAGAAGAGCGGAGCGGAAAAGAAAACCGCCGCTACCATGTTAGCCCAAGCCTCTAATCTAAAAGAGGCCATAACCGTGCTAGAAGAAGGCATGAAGGGGACAATGGCGGATTATACCATAGCCTCTGTCTCGGAGACAATGATCATGGACGTGTTCCCGTTCAACGCGGATGTCAATAAGAGAGTTGTTGACATTGATAAAAAAGAGATAGAGAAATCATTGTCTGACACCTCTAAATCAATAGAGGATAAGATGAGAGAGTGCAAGGATATCATAACCCGTGATCCCAAGGAAGGGGACGGAGATCTCATTACGAGAACGCAATCCTTCATCAGGCAAAAGGCCGGGCATGACAAGAGCAAGTTCAAGGAGGCCGCAATAGAGATCGCCTTGCTCCAGAAATCACCAGCTTCCCAAGTATGGTTCATGGGATGTGGACAACTCTTAATTGAAGAGCTAGAGGTTTGATATTGATATTAGTGTGTTTTTCATGGTATTAGATTTAGTTTTTATCCCCGCCGTCCGTGAGGATATGCGGGGATTTCGGGCGGTAAGTATTCCGGGATGAAACGTTACGGAGTGCGCATGACGTAAAGAGGCCGGTTCGATCCCGGCACCGTCCACGAATAACAAACATATAATCATGGGAACAATACAAGATTTAGATCACTTGACAATGGCCATATGCCTTATCACCGCGATACTAGGACTGATCGCATTGATATTGGCCGTATTCTTACTAATAAACGATAAAGAAAGGAGGAATCCATGGGAAAGAAAAGATACGAATTGGTGATAGCCGTTGACCCGGACATAGATAAATCCGGTGTATGCGTACTGTCTCCTTCCACGAGACAGATAATATTAACAAGCCTCCCCTTCCCTTCCTTGATTGACTTTATCAAGGAGGCGAGAGAAAGGTACAAGGGGGTAGACATAGTGGTCATTGTCGAGGCCGGATGGCTTAACGAAAAAAGCAACTTCCATAAGGCTAGGGGTAAATCCGGCGAGAGGATAGCCAAGTATGTAGGTCGTAACCAGCAAACCGGGATATTGCTTCTCCAGATGTGCGAGCACATAGGGATTCCCTGCGAGGAGGTAAAGCCTTTGACCAAGCATTGGAAAGGGGACGAGGGCAAGATAACCCATGAGGAACTCTCCTACATAGTCGGTCCCTTGCCTAAGAGAACGAACCAAGATCAACGTGACGCTACGATTCTGGCTTGGTGGTACGCCGATCTACCAATAAAAATAAAGACTTGGTGATATGGCGAAGAAGAAAGACGAGCAAGAAAAGGTGAAATGTGGCGATTGCGCCAACGGACATCCTCACAAGGGGCTATGCGTTTGGTGCATCATACATGATGCTGGACGAGTAGCTAACTCCACGAGATTTTGTAACACTTTTAAAAAGAGATAACATGGATATAAAGAAAATGTCAAACAGGGATCTCAAATATGGCATAGACCGATGCAACGCAAGGTTGGCCGGAATAATGCCAATGGGATACATGGACAAGGAACGATGCCTTCAGGCGTTGGAGCAATATAGGGAGGAATTATATAATAGAGGAATAATATATTGACATGGACACATCTAAAAAAACATTTCTTTTTAATGCTGATTGGTACGAGGTGTTAGTGGATTATCCTTCGGAGATCAGACTTGAAGTGTACGAGGCGGTTATTAGGTATGCCGTATCGGGGACACTATCGGAGCTGAGACCGCAGGCTAAAATGGCATTCTCCTTCATTAAAAGAGAAATCGATTTCAATCAAAAAAAATATGATGAGAGAGTATCCAACAATAGGGAATCCGGTAAAAAAGGAGGTAATCCAAATTTCAAGAAAGGCAAGTCAAACCCCTATTACTCAAAGGGTAAAGAAGATAACCCAACATTACCGAAGATAACCGAAGATAACCCAACATTACCGAAGATAACCCTATATGATAATGATATTGATAATGATAAAAAAAGAAAATATATAAAAGAAAAATTCGAGGCTTTCCGAAAATCATATCCGGGCACTAAAAAAGGTCTTGACGTTGAATTCAACAATTTTGTCAAAAAGCATAAGGATTATGCCGAGGCAATAGACTTATTGCCTTTAGCCATAAGCAAAGAGATAGAATGGCATAACGAGAAAAAGAATTCCGGCAATTGGGTGCCCGAATATCCGCACTTGACAACTTGGATAAACCAGCGAAGATGGGAGAGTGAGTTTGAAAATATAAACGAGAATGAAGACAAGCAACAGAATGGATCGAGACAGGTTTACATCGTCCCAGATTGACGGGAAACTACCTCCCCAAGCCAAGGAGATAGAGCAGATAATACTAGGGGCTTGCCTCATAGAGAGCGACGCTTTCGAGAAAATCGTCTCGGAACTATCTGAGGCCGATTTCTACGACAAGAGGAACCAATCGGTATTCAAGGCCATATCCGGGCTATACAAGGAGAGAAAGCCCATAGACATGATGACGGTCACCCAAGCGATGCTGTCATCCGGAGATCTCGAGAGTATAGGAGGGCCGATCTACATAGCCTCCCTTACCTCCAAGATTGGGTCATCGGCCCATATACTGGACCACGCAATGATAGTCAAGGAGCGATCCATACAAAGGAAAGGGCTGGTGATAGCCAATGAACTTGAGAACGCTATCTATTCCAACGAGGATATAGGTGACGTACTGCACAAGGCCATAAACGGATCAGAGAGCCTCATGGAGGAACTTATCGGTAAGTCCAATGGCGAGCATATATCCAAGGCTCTTAAAGGCTCCATGGACGGTTTATACAAGCGTGTGGAGATGGCTAGGAAAAACATCCGGTCTGGTGTAGACACTGGGCTTCACGACCTGAATAAGATCACTAACGGCTGGCAACCGGGAAACTTGGTGATAATAGCCGCTAGGCCCTCCATGGGAAAGGCTCTAAGGATGGATGCCAAGGTATTGACACCTTCAGGATGGAAACTGAACAAGGATCTTGCGATAGGCGACCAAGTTTGCTCCGTAGACGGGGCTGAATCACGTGTGACCGGCATATTCCCGCAAGGACATGTCAAGACATACATGGTCGAGTTCTCGGACGGTCGCAAGATCGAATGCTGTGGCAGCCACTTGTGGAGCGTAATATCTTCCAAGTTCAACGCCAAGGCCGAAAGGGTCGTATCTACCCTAGAGCTTATGGACTTGATAAGCAAGGAAAGATATTCCGGCAGAATAAGCATTCCTCGTTTCTCCGGGATATTCGGAGAAAAGAAAGATTTCGTGATCCACCCATATCTCATGGGAGTCTTGCTAGGAGATGGAGTCTTGAGCAAGGGGGTTAGCTGGTGCAAGCCGGACAAGTTCATCGCTGATAAGATCCAAGGTATGGTCGACTACGATGTTATCGTGTCGGATGATCGCTTCCTAGTGACCAACAAGGAGAACAGGAAGGTCAATAAATACCTGTCAGAGCTAAAGAGCCTAGGATTGTTGAATGTCCATTCCTACGAGAAGTTCATCCCGGACATGTACATTGACGCATGCAGGGATCAAAGGGTTGAGCTGTTGAACGGTCTTCTCGATACAGACGGGGATATAGACAAGAATGGGGCTATATGCTACAACACCACGAGCGCTAAATTGGCGAGAGGCGTACAAACACTTTGCTGGTCTTTAGGATATAAATGTTCCTTGAGAGAAAGACGCTCATTCCTTTATGGCGAGCGGAAAAGGAACAGTTTCAGGCTCGTGATCGTAGCGGACAATCCTAGGGAATGCTTCACGCTCCCAAGGAAATTCGACAGAGTGAGGCCAGACCGGAGGAACAAACCTTTGACCGTGATGTCCGTGACACCGACCAACCGCAGGGTTGAATGCCAGTGCATATCGGTATCGCATGAGAAGGCCTTGTACATAACGGATGACTACATAGTCACCCACAATACCGCCGTGATGCTTCACTTGGCCAAATCGGCGGCAAAATCCAACACGCCCGTGGCTATATTCTCGCTTGAAATGTCCGACATAAGCTTGGCTAACAGGCTGATCCTATCCGAGTGCGACGTAGATCCGGAACGGTTCAAGTCCGGGTATATGACAAACGAGGAGATTAACAAGGTAGAGACGGCAGTGAATGAGCTTTGGAGACTTCCGATCTACGTCGATGACAACCCGTGCGTGACGATGGACTATATCCGGTCACGATGTAAAATACTGAAGAAACAAGGCAAGTGCGGGATAATCATGGCCGACTATCTCCAATTGGCGGAGAGCGGTGAACGGGAAGGAAGCCGTGAACGTGAGGTAGCGAAGATGTCCAGAACCGCCAAGATCACGGCGAAGGAGTTAAAGGTTCCCTTCTTGCTCTTATCCCAATTGAACAGGGGGAACGAGGCCAGACCGGACAAGAAACCCCTCCTATCCGATCTTAGGGAATCCGGGGCTATCGAGCAAGACGCTGATATCGTAATGTTCATTCATAGACCGGAGTATTACAAGATCGAGGTCAAGGACAAGAACGGTAACGTAGAACGCAATTACGGAGAGTTGATCGTGGCCAAGAATAGAGATGGAGCCACGGGATTAGTGAAATTTAAGCATAATGACGGCATGACCAAGTTCTACGATTACGGGAGTTGTGACAAGGACATGCCATTTTAAAAAACAGATCATGGAAATAATCAACAGACTGAAGAACACCCCTACCGGTTTGATCGTGTTGGTAGGAGACATGAAAATTGTCGTGGAAAAGTACAGGCCGTACTACACATTGCGAGGTGTGTGGAACAGTAAACCCTTATAAAAGATATGAATGGGCCAATGTTACCGGAGATTACGCTGATGTAGAACATGGATATAGGAGAATGTGCTGTAGCTGCCATAGAAAATTTGACAAATCAAAAGAAGGAGTAAAGAATAATGTTAAACGAAAAAAATAAGAAAGGAATATTTGCCAGAGAAGGAGGCCGGTTAACTCACGGATCTCTGTTCTCTGGCATTTAGGTTGGCGGTTTTGACCTTGCCGCCGAATGGATGGGATGGGAGAACCTGTTCCATTGCGAGATTAACGAGTGGTGCCAAAAGGTACTGAGGTTTCATTTCCCAAAAAGCATTCAATATGACGATATTACAAGAACTGATTTCACTCCGTGGAGAGGGAAGGTTGACGTACTCACAGGAGGGTTTCCTTGCCAGCCATTTTCAACGGCGGGAAAGCGAAGGGGAGCGGAAGATGACCGTTACCTCTGGCCGGAAATGCTTCGGGCAATACGGGAGATACGACCCGCTTGGGTCATTGGTGAGAACGTTGCTGGAATCCTATCGATGGTACAACCCGGCAGTGAGGTTACGGTGGAAAGTCAAGCCTCTTTGTTTGAAACGTCTGACAAGGAAACGCTACTCGAGCAAGAATACGTTATCGAGACCGTCTGCCGAGATCTTGAGCGTGAGGGATATTCCGTCCAGCCGATTCTTATTCCAGCTTGCGGTGTCGGAGCGCCACACAAGAGGTACAGGGTATGGTTCATTGCTTCCGACCGTTCAGACGCAAGGATTGAAGGTTTGCGACAAAAACGGAAAGACAAGGTTCATGGATGTCTCGTTGCTACCGACACCTACGGCGAGAAGCTACAAAAATGGCTCAAAAATAACGGACGGGAGATCGAGGAGGAAAATATCGCAAGGCTGGACAATGGAGTTGAACGATCTTGCTGTATCAGGGCTTTTGCCGACTCCGACAATGAGAGATTATCAACCATCGGTATCACCGACAGGATTAGTTCGGAAGAACGGGAAAAGAAGAGACGATGCCTTATGCAATATACCAGTAATGATTGGCCAGCATTGTCAGCAGAACGATGGAAAGACTTCCCAACTCAACCCCCTGTTTGTCGAAGAAATGATGGGTTACCCTTTGATGTGGACTACCTTTCCATTCCTTTCACAAAATGGAGACAAGAGTCAATAAAAGCCTACGGAAATGCGATAGTTCCACAAGTAGCATTTGAGATATTCAAGGCGATAGAAACATCAACCTTTCATCATAGTTGAAAACTGCATTCATCTATGATGGGCACGATAAAAACATATAATGGATAAACAACAGGCATTTAAATCGTATATAGATTACTTGTACTCTCCTTCTACAAACAAGAGCTATGATTACATAGGGAGATATATAAAGATCGTAAAAAGGTTCCTTGACAGCGAATATCCTGTGAGCATGACTGGGTATAAACAGTATATGAGGAAAAACGCAATACTGGTAATTGACGATCCATTAACAAAGGAGGCTCTGTGCGACTTCTTGTGGACTATAGGGAAAAACACCTCAAGAAAAAAGAGAATGGAAACAGTCAAGCCGCTGGAAAAGCTGAGCAAGATAAGTGAGAGGAATAAAAAGCTAATAAACGATTTCATATACTATCTCACACAAGAGGAAGATTATTCTTCTCATACTCTAGACACGTACGTGTTTGCTGTCAGGAAGTATTTCGAGTATGCCAATGAGGTATCAGTTGACAACTATAAGCGGTTCGTCCGTTTGCTTGAGGAGGAAGGTCTTGCTCCACAAACCATCAGGTTGCGCATCACCGCCCTTGAGAGGTTCGCGAAATTCGTAAAGAAACCAATTGAGCTGAAGCGGCCTAAATTCAGCCGCAAATTGGAAACTGATAACATCCCTACCAAAGGGGAATACGAAAGACTCTTGGAATACTTGAAAGCGCAACCGAACAAGGATGGTTACTATTTCATCAGGATACTAGCGTCTACAGGTGCTCGTATATCCGAGTTCCTCCAATTTAAATGGGAGGATATACTTAATGGGGAGGTCACTCTCAAAGGGAAAGGGAATAAATACAGGCGGTTCTTTTTTAGCAAACAATTGCGAGAAGAAGTGAAAGCGTATGTAAAAGATACCGGGAAAAACGGATACATCGCCATTGGGAAATATGGTCGTATCTCGACAAGAGGTTTTGACCAAAAACTGAAAGCATGGGGAAAGAAATGCGGAATCGATAAGAAAAAGATGCACGCACATGCCTTTCGGCATTTCTTCGCGAAAATGTTTCTGGAAAAGAACAAAGACGTTATCCAGCTTGCTGATCTAATGGGACATGAGAATATAGATACTACACGAATTTATTTACAAAAGAGTTATGAGGAACAGAAAAAAGAATTTAATAGAAGCGTTACATGGTAGTTTCATGTTCTTGGACAATTTGCCTGAACTCATAGACAAGGAAACTATATATGACGAAACCGGGCACGTTGATTTGGAATTTATGACAGCCATCCTTCAATGGATGTCGCGCATGGCTGACATATCGGTAAAAGTACAGACGTCACTAAATAGGTTATTGGGTTGCGAAGAACTTGCCGACCGGAAAGCGAAGAAAGCCGACAATGGAAGCAAATGGAACGTAGAGGAAATACTAAGACACTGTACGCTCGAAGACAACGTACTGAAGCTTCCTTCCGTCCAATTCAACAAGAAATCCTATTTGGAGGCAAAGAAATGGATAGAAGAGGCTGGGGGGACATGGGCCGGCGGGAAAGTGCAAGGATTTACTTTCCCGTTTGACGCGACTCGTGTATTCTCAGTCCTTCATGAGGGTAAGCGATGTAATCTCAAACAGGACTATCAATTCTTTGAGACCCCAGAAGATGTCTCCGACTGGCTGGTCATGATCGCTGGAGGTATTGAAGAGACGGACACCGTATTGGAGCCAAGCGCAGGGCGTGGCGCTCTGGTAAAAGCTATACATCGATCGTGCCCATCTGTCATGGTAGATTGTTATGAGCTGATGCCAGAGAACAAGCAATTTCTATCCAGTATGGAAAATACCAATATTATTGGTGATGATTTCACGAAAGGCGATAACAAGAAGTACACAAAGATTATAGCGAACCCTCCGTTCAGTGGAAACCAAGACATTAAGCATGTACGCATGATGTTTGATTTGCTTGAGAATGGCGGCACGCTTGCAGCCATAACAAGCGCCCATTGGGAATTTGCAAGCGAAACCGTTTGTATCGATTTCCGTCAATGGCTGAAAGATTTGAATGCAAATGTATATGTAATCAATGATGGAGAATTTAAAGAAAGTGGCACATCTATAGAAACACGAGCGATCGTAATAAAAAAAACTCAAAATAAATAACACATGAAGGAAGAAGATATCGAAAAAGCAGCGGCAAAATACTCAGGGAAAGCATTAGGATATAATGGGGCGCCTGTAATCGCTATGCACGAAGCGTTTAGGGATGGAGCTAACTGGCGTATAAACTCTGCATGGAATGAGGGAAAAGTATTCCCCGCCAAAGGGAATATCATATTGATCGAGTTTGAGAGTGGAGCTATACTTATCGGCGGACCATGCATGAGTGAAAAGGGCTATAACGATCTGTGTGGAAAGATGCCCGTAAAGAGATGGGCATATATAGATGACTTATTACCAAAGAATGAAATATCTATGATGAGAGTAAATATAACAACATGAACGATTTGGACTTTTGCAGAGGCGTATGGTACGCCATACAAATGCTCGTTGTCGAGCTAAGGGCACCATCTATGGCCGCTAATATAGCTAGGGAGGCCAATTTTTCCAAGGATAAATGCTTGGAGCTCCAGCGTGACAGCGGGGTTTACGATGAAGAGATGAAGGATTTTATTAATGAGGAAATAAAATAACAGTCATGAGAAATAAAGAACTAATAGCTCTACTCCAAGAGCAAGACCCGGAAGCGGAGATAATGATCCGCACGTCCGACGATCAATATTACTACGATTTAGTGGACGTGTTCACGGATAAGGATGGGGATGTCATAATACAGGAGGGGTAAATGTGGCTAAAGAATACGCTATAGACGAAACGTTCCGTCAAGGGAAGGTTAATCTAAAGGTTTGCGAGGGTCTTTGCATTGACTGCTATTTCTTTAGCAGACCTAAAGAAGAATGTGGGAATATGGCTTGTTTGAATTTCCAAAGAGAAGATAATCAAGATGTAATATTCTTAGAAGTGAAGGAGAATAAATATGAGTAGACTAGAGATACTAAAATCCTCTCTTAAAAAGAAAGAGGATAAATTCAACAAAAAGATCAACGACCACTTCAGGGATGTAGCCTCCGCTAACGGGCAACCTCTTAACGATAAGAGGAACGGCCCGGCCACCATGCGAAGATGGGACAGGCAGAACAACGCTATATCCAATCTCCAAAAGGAGATAGACAAAACCAAGTCGGCCATAGAGCGAGAGGAAGGTAAGCTCATAGGCATGGCCCGTAATAAGGAGCTAATGCCAAAGGAGATCACAGATCTTATCGATAATGGCATATTGATACAATGGGGTAAATATCCGCATATATTGTTTGTTGACGGCGTGGATAAGGCACGGATAATCTGGGATAACAAGAAGAAGATGGTCATGCACAAGTTTGCGGACTCATTAAAAGACAAAGAGCAAAGAAAAATATTCGCCCGGGTGTATAATTCGCTTCATGAGGCGATCAACAAGAAGGAGGATAAAGAATGAAGAATAAGATCGAATGCTTGATAACCTCCATACTGATAGTTCTTTCTTTCGTGTTCATCACATGGGCTATAGGGCTTATCATCCCAAGGTACTGGATTACGATTGCCTTTTTGGTTTACGGTATATATCTCATCTATGGCATTCTCAACCCAAAGAAAAAATACTACTTCGCTTCGTATTGGCTTCCTAGGGGAGATAGAGGACGGATATTCATCGCATGCGATGAGTTTAAAGTCCGGGAGATGGAAGAGATTATAGCCAAGGATAAAGGAGTTGAAAATGCGGTCATTGACTATTACAGACAGATTTCCAAGGAGGAATATAAAATTCAAACAGATAAATAAATATGAGCAAGATTGATTTCAACGCACTCCGTGACCGTGCGTACAAATGCGCATATGCGCATGGGTTTCATAATACGGAGTTAAGCAATGGGCATCTTCTGATGCTAGTGATAACAGAGCTTTCGGAAGCCGTTGAAGCGGATAGGAAAGGAAAATATTTCAAAGGCATATCGACTTTTGAGCGTGAGTTTAACCGTTATTCCGCTTTAGTTGATGAAAACAAACGTTTTGAATGCGCATTTGAGAAATATGTCAAGGATACGGTATCTGATGAAATGGCCGATGCGGTTATCCGCTTGCTAGACCTTGCAGGACTTCGAGGAATAAGCCTTGAATTTGCCAACGGCGATATTGATGACTGTATTGAAGATATGGCAGAAGCCTGTAAAGACGAAACTTTCACCGAATCAATCTATTCCATCTCTACACTTCCTGTTAGATATGATGGAATATTTGATTTTCCTACAGCCGTGAATGATATGATACTATCAATCTTCGGTCTTGCCAAGCACTTAGATATAGACCTGCTTTGGCACATTGAGCATAAAATGAAGTATAACGAATTAAGGGAGAATAAACATGGAAAGAGATATTGATATGGTAAATATATAAAAGTTATGACAAAACAAGAATACCAACAACGATTTCAAGATCTAAATAATCAGATTGAGAAACTAAAACTTGAATACGTAAATTCTCTACCATTCAAAAAGGGGGATTTTGTTCGGGTAAACAACAATGGCAAGTATATTGAAGCATATATCGAAGATGTATTTATGCCGATATATGATTTGTCAGGGAATCGATTTAATCTTTTGGTGGAAGATAATGAAAATAACGAATATTGCTATGTTATAGCGTATATACAGATTGAAGATATTGAAGTTATAAAAAGAGGAAAAGACAATGAGCAAGATTGATACGGGGCAGACTGTAGAAGAAGCGGCTCTTGATGCCGCTTTATTTGAAGATTATTGCTATAATGAGGATTTACAACCTTACTATATTGAGGGATTCAAGAGGGGTGCCGAATGGCAGGCAAAGAAATCTCCGTGGATAAGCGTGAAGGATCGGCTACCGCCACCCGGAGAAGAGGTTCTGTTATTTGATATAAATTCTATAAGACATCTTGTCTTAGGCTGGTTAAGAGAGAATAAAGGATATAATAAAAGTATGTGGGCTTTGTCAAATGGTCATGTTGATGATGAAGCCATTACACACTGGATGATAATACCTGAAAATCATGGATAATTCAATAAAATGCCCATTCTGTCATTCGACTAGATACATAAAGGGATCTTTTCTCTGTGGGTTATATAATTGCAAATGTCTAAATTGCGATAAGTTATTTCTGGTCACGGTAAATGATGGTAAAAATATTTATATGATCGAGAAACGTAGCAAAAATGAATAGTATTAACCGAGCCTTCATGGGAAGGATCATAATTAAGAAGATATGAACATGAAAAAGAAAAAAGTTACAATGCTATCGATTGAACATTCAAAAAAGGTGTGTGATCCACAGCCAGAATCAATAGACCGGATGGATGTCAGAAGGTTGGTTATGGATGCTTATAGGATCGGTTATAATAAGGCTCATTCCGAGCATGTAAAGTGTATGAGCGATATTGTAAATATGAACTTGTCTGATATAGATTTTCCCGTGTTTACTCATACCAAAGAATTTAGAAATCACTTCGACTTCATAATGATGAAAATTAAGGAACACTTTAACGGATAAAGATCCGCTATTGGCGATCAAGATACTTAATGAGTTAATCAAATCGAGGAATAAGTAAACTATAATATGTCATGAAGTTAGGCAAGCAAACAATAGTGTTCTTGGCCGTAAACGAGAATGGTGACGAGGTTATCCTTGATAACTTCCCCGTGCAGCAAGGAGAGATATGGACGGACGAGAGATCGGCACATGACGATGAATATTTTTCCGTCGAGGATCACAACTCGGCGATCGTACTTCCAAAAGGCAGTATTTATAAATTAACAGGTAAATACTTAACGTGGGAAGACGACCCCATATCTCTTAAATCCGTCATTGAGACAGATTCATCATAACAGGCACATCAAGTGTCTAATCCGAGCCATCACCTCGTAAAAGTTGACAGGCTCGAAATCTAAGGAATCCGTGAGGCGGTCTATCTCCCGTCTTGCGGATTCCTTCTTTGCGTGTCCTTTATTTTTGGTTTTCTTAGTCATCCATGGCACACATATAAATCCAGACCTTGCCTTCCGGAGCGTCATCATCCATGAAGTAGAAATTAATAGCATCCTCGATGATCTTTTTCTCGGCGTCCGGGCCGAACCATTCCGTGAACTTCACTTCTTTGTCGTGCCACGCTGAATTTAGCGCAACGTAAACATCCCAAATATTAGCGTTGCCCGGTACGCTCATGCCTTTAGCGACGGCGGTTACTTGCTGGATGTTCCAGTGCTCACCCTTATCCTCCCCCGACTTGCCTTTATGGTGCATTGCCGCCACGTCCATCTTAGCGAAATGCTCATTATAATGAGGACCGCAAAAAACCTCATGTATATCACGTATGGCCTCGTCATACGTGTCGGGATCTTTCTCTTTTAGACACTCCATAGCCTCGTCCAGCTCGCATATGGCCTCCCACATCTTTTTCTCGGATACCATCCCTTTCGAATGATAGTCCTTCATCAATTCCTTGTATCTCATACCCTGTCATTTATTTTATTCTGTGAATATTGATTTCAGTTCCAGAAAATCCGCTTCCGTTATACGGATAGCGTTAGTGTCACCAAGGATAAAATTCATGAGTCCGTTATCTGGAAGCTCTATCAAGATGGATCCTTCCCCGATCGTGCCTTTCAAGAAACCTTGCTCGAACTTGTAAGGTTTCATGCTCTTGAATACGTTCATAGCGTCATCGAATAACTCTTCCTTATCGTAATTGCCGTTCTCGTCGGCCACGAACAACATGAATCCCTCCACCTTCTCCGTGATCTCCTTGTCCTTTTGTACAATGATGTTATGGACACCCCTTTTCAGATACTTGCCAAGGGGCTTGAATGCCGTGTTACCGGAGACGAAAGAGTCAACCCTTTCCTCCGCCCATATCTCAACCGAGTTAATTAGCCTGCTTTTTAGCTCTAGAGCTTGTTGCTTTAGTTCCATATGACTCTTTCTTTAATTGTTCCACTTCCTCTCTCAAGGTATTGATAGCATACCCTTGTCTCTTGACCTTATCGATCAATTCGATAAGCATACCTTCCTCACGTGTCATTTCTTACCTCCTTTTCCGCTATTCTTCAATTTAAGGAAGTCGGCGTATGGCATATCGGCGTATTTGGCCGTGTACTCAGCGAACAACGCCATGTTCTTGTTAACCTCCTCTGAGGCCGATTTCTTTATCTTCTTGGCCATTCCCAACAATTCCTCCAAGGCGGCCTTTCCGTCCTTGCTCTCCTCCACCAACGGACGCATGATGCGCATGTATTCACGGTTAAGGATAGCCATTACCTTCTGGTAGGACTGTTGATACTCCGGATTGTTATTGACCATTTCGAACTCGCTATCCGACATCTCGCTAACGAGCTTATCTATCTCGTCCCACACCGGATTACGGCTTTGGGCCTGTTGCGCAGAAGGGTTAAGCATACGTTGCTTCTGAATCTCCATCTGTTGCTGCGCTTGCTGGAGACGCTGAATGTTTGCTTCTATCTCGCTTATATTCGGATTATAAGGGTTGCTACCTAATACAGGGTCACTCCCCCCTAAAAAAACATTTGTCTGCATGATAATACTGTTAGTGGTTAAAAAAAGGAAAGCGGCAAGCGCCCCCTAGGGAGCACAAGCCACTAACTTTACCTTAAGCCGTAGGTGCCGGAGCGGATGCCGGGCATGAGCACGGATTGTAGCTAGGATAGCCTGTTACCGTAGGGGTATTTGGCAATACCAATTCTCCCGTGATCATACGGCTGGTTCTACGATCGGTGTAATTGACACTAGCCGTGAACGCCTTCTCGATCTCGCATTGAAGCAACTTGTCTTGGTAAGGACGAATCGCCGAACCTACAGCCACCTGACACCTCAATTCATCGATCTGAGCCTTCAAGACATCGAACTGGTCTCTTTGGTTCTTGTATAGACCAAAATCAGCGTCTACCTGTGACTTGTACAATCCGAAATCAGCGTCTACCTGTGACTTCCACAAGGCGAATTTCTCGGCGATATCCGTCTGGCGGTGATCGTAATCGGCTTGCATACCTGAGACTTTCAATCCCCACATTGCGTTTGTAAGCGATAACGCCTCCTCACAGCCCTTTTCCCAAGCCATGAACGCAGTCGGAGCGCCTACCCCGGAACCGCCACCGCCTCCTGTGGTCGTGTTGATGTTAACGTTCTCCGGCATACCGGCTCCCCAGCCACCGCCGAACAAGCCGCCACGGTTACGTGACACCGCCCAAGCTCCAAGAGCCGTACCAATGATACCCAATGTCAAGCCGGCGTTACCCACGCCCTTGCTTGCGTAATCCTTGTGCTCATCCTCATGGACGATCTCTTTCTCCTTAATGATTTTCTCTGCTTCCATATATCATGAATTTTATGGTTATTCCGGGTTATCCCGGCACCACAAAAATCCAGAGAAGTGCCTTGCTAAATAAATATCTCCTTGCTAGCTTGTTGCGAGGTTGTTGCTAGTTCTTTGCGGAAGTGGATGAGACAAAAAAAGCGCCGCCAATTTGTGTTGACGACGCTTTTACCTTTTAAGGGAGGCTTTATTATGATATGGAAAGGAGCTCTTCTCCTAATTTATGCAAGGCTGTTTCCAATACATGCATTGTAGCGTGTTTGGACTAGATATATGTTTTTTCTATCTGAGTATTTATCAAAACTATTCCTTTCTAGGAATTCATTATACTCCTTAGCTATTTTTTCATCTAAATTTTTCATATCATTCTCTTTTATATAGCATGAAATAATTTTATATGGTAGACAGGAACTCTGACAATGAATCCATGTCCGAAAATTCTTTAACCTCACTGTCCTCATGCATATTCCTCGGTTTATTTCTATTACCTTTTACTATTTTCATCATCAGATCTATAGAGTCGCTCTCATTCTCCATAGAGACCCTCACTTTATCCAAGGCCAAAGCCTCTATTGTATTGCATAACTCATCCGCAAATGATCGAGACATAAAATATACATCCTTAAAATCTATACGTACACATGGGCTATTCAAATCCTTAGCCCTTATATAGATTTTTTTAGCTTCTGTCCTAGAACGAAGCTCTCCCCTTATCAATTCTGATATCACAATTGTCTTTTCCATGATCTTCATTCTAAATATTCATAAAAATTAAACATCCTTTCCTCTTTATATGGTATCCTTAATGCCACTATAGTTCCATCCCATTTTATATAATCAGGAAGTCCTATATATGATGTCTCTTCCTCTGACATAAGATGAAACGCTTGCCCAGACAGCAAAAAATATGTTCCTCCAAGTCCCTTAGACAACATTCTCTTGCAAGTACTTATACCATAACCACGATTCTCGGTATCTGGTAAATTTTTAGTCGATATACCCTTTCCCGCGCTTTTTAAAGCCTCCACATCGTTAGTTATACCTCCCTTGCCAGACTTAACATAACTACCCAGTATACTTATACCATTATCCGCTATGCAAATGTCTATATAACTCTTTGACGGATAATACTGAGCAAATATATAACCAAATTCACTCTCTGAATGTTCAGATATATTGTCAATCGTCTCAGTCAGCATATAAGATAAAGCCTTTCTCAACTCTCCTTCAATATTTAATTGCCTTATCATTATATTCTCTGCTACAGACAGTATATCGTTTTTTATGCTATCCTTGCTTTTACATCCCGGGAACTTTATTATAGGAATATATTTTTTCATAGAAAAATATTCCATATAATTATGAAAATCACTAACACTGTCAGCTACTACACCTCCTTCAAAATGAATAGAGTCCAGATAGCTTTTAACACTGTCCGATATATTCTTGCAAACCACATTCTTACCGCACTTATCTCTATAAAGCATAAGAGGCAATAAGAAAAATGGAGTCACAAATGCCGTATATTGGAAGTTCCATATGAAATCATCATCATCGGAATTCTCCATTTTCAGGATTATCCTGAATAGATGATTGAAGGCTTCTCCTATCCTAATATCATTTACCGCATGTGGCATATATATTTCCATAATGAAACTTTTCGTATACAACAAAGCCTCTGCCAAGGCTGGTTACTTGACGAGGCTACAAAATCACCTTTTACGCCGCAAATGTCGCAAAAAATTTTGTTATATGAAAATTTTTTCATAGACAAATCACATGTCTTACAACATAACGCACCCTCAGACCGTACCGGATAGCTCCTCTTTGACGCTCTCCACCGTTCTTCTCAGATAGTAACTCCTCCTTATCCTGTCCGGATACAAATTACGCATCCGGTTCACGGCTTGCCTCGTCATTCCCGTCAGATCGGATATAATATTGTCGCTCAACTTGCGATCGGCCAGTATGGTTATAGCCACTCCCCTAGCGTCAACGTTCCTCTCCTTGTTGTTGCTAAACATCATTACCGGATCGGTCCCGCACTCCTTGCAGACTGTCTCTATCACTTTTTTGTAAAAAAATTCCACCTTATTCATAAACTTTTTATTTCGTGGTTTGTTTTACTATCAAAGCCGGGCACAAAAAATGCACGGCAGAAAGACATATAAGAATCTTCCCGTCGTGCGTGGCATGAAAAAATAATCAAACTTCTGATCCGATTATTTAGGGAAGATTCTTTTTCTTTATCCTCCCTTTCCGGTTCGTTCTCACGAAGTCACCATCAAACTAATATTAAATTAACCATGAACAAAAAAACGTCAACCCTTGTTATTCATATGACGAATTATTATTACTAGTTAATAGGGGCTTCCCGGACGTGAGTCATGGAGGCCTCACCAAATCCTGCAGAATCCACCCAATCCAACGTAAGGTGATAGTCCATGTTTCCCGATCCCATAACCGGCAATAACACCTATTCCCCATCTACGGGGGGTGATCGTCTTGGTTATATACTCAGTCCTTCTATAAACCTCGATGTAATCAAGATTAGGCTTATAGCCGGATATTGACAGCCGGTAATCATCCGTCTTGTACTCCTTTTGAGTTATCGGCACCGGGACATATATAGGTTCCTTAATCGTGTCACCGTCTAATGTAATGTAGACAGGAAAAGGCTCTGGTATCGTCCGCACCAATGTCTCGTAAACAGGATACGGGATACTGTCATGGATCGTGTCGGTTATTAATACGGTATCAGATTTAGACACGACTTTATCAGTCACATCCCCCCGGATATGGTAGCCAGCCGTGAAACTGGCTACCAAGCACACTAGTATTAATATGATATGCCACGGTTTCATTTTGCGATTTCCTCAATACGGATGCGCTCAATAAGGATTTGCCTATAAGCTTCCATCGCTCCGAATTGTGCACGTAGCAATACTTGCTTTTGCGTTGACAATCCTTTGAACATATCCGTACCAAAAAACTTACCTAGCTTTTCTTGCTTATCGGATAATTCGGACAATTCTATTTGGAGACGATCCGTAAACGTCTCACAGACCTTATAAGCCTTCTCGAATGGCCCTGCTGGACTCCATGACTCGTAACCGTCTTGATACTTCACATGATAGCCAGCATTTGACTTCTCGCTTTCGTTAGGTACTCTTCCCGCTTTAAGCAATCCTTTCTCAAAAGCTTCGCCCATTGTCATAGGTTCTGCTTCAATCTGTTTTGTTCCAATATATTTTTTCATCTTATTTTACGCTTACCTCTACAGCATTAGGTCTTGTTATTGTTAAAGTAAATTCCATCCAGCTATAACATCCGACATATCAGCCTCTATCCCATTCTCGATCCGACTCATCGCTGCCACGATCCGGATCATCTGCTCACGATCGTTTACATTTATCGGATCATCAGCCGGGATACCAGCATAATCTGATACGGCCTTAACGTAAGCGTCCGTATCGTTCTCGTTTTCCGGCGCCCATCTTCCTATCATCTTGCGGATCGTGTCCAGCTTATAGTTCCGGTAATAGTTATACAGGATCTTGAAGATCGCCCTGTAACCGTATGCCATCGATTTAAATTGCTTGAACTCTTTGTCTGAGCTTGTCTTCTCTCCTTGGAAGACATCGCTATTCTTTCTGATGTTTCCCGGGTTGTTGTTTCTCAAACCTCTAGGTAATTTTTTCTCTGCCATTGTTATTTGATTTTATTGCTATATTTGTGACGCTTTGTTAACCTTGCTATCCTCCCTTGCGAAAGACAGGAAGCTAAAATTTATCCGGCTCCCCTATCCTTTTGGATCTGGGGAGCCTTTTCTATCCTTGGTCTTATTGAACTCTTCCAAGAAATTGACCTTGCTAATGAATTTTACGGCGGCAACCCAATACAAGAAGGCTATCACCTTGTTATCCGGGAATACCTTGCCCATGTTCTTTAAGACATTGGTTCCGTAAAACCATATCATCGCCCACGTGATCCAAGATACAAAGGCTTTGGCGTTATCCTCCGATATATCCATCATCACGCCTATCCAGAACGAGATGATTATGATCAGGAAATAGACTAGCATGTACACCCAGCTACGGATGAACTTGCTCTTCCGGAAATCCCCGTGATCCGCGGCCAACCCCCAGAACGTATCGATGAAGGCCAGCGACAGGATCACCACCAAGAAGTTCTCGATCGGCGACACGAAGTCCATCGCCGTGACAACGGCGGCTATGGCGATGGACTTGCCCCAATTTGCGAGGTCTGATATGTAGGAGAGGTAGCGGTACATATTTTGTATTTAATATATTTTTTCGAGAAACAGCAATCATGGTGCGATGTTAGCCCATTCCATTTAATCGCATTTCAGATAAGAGTAAATTATTTCCAACCGGGAAGCCTCGATATCGTTAGCGTCAAGCAATTTCTCCAGATTCGGATTGTCCAGTTTCTCCATCTCGACATCCTCGCTCTCCTCCAGTATCTTCTCGACAAAATCATTGACCTCCTTGTTGTATCCTTCTATGATCGAGGACGCGTCCCTCAGCTCATCTCCAGACATCACGGGCTTACCGCCCGTGTTCACGGAATCATTATGGCCACGAACCTTTTTCATCAGGTCGTCAAAGCCCTCCGGCTTAAACTTCTCAATGGCTTCTTTTATATCAGCCTCGTATGTCTCCGATATGGGGCGCAATTTTCTAAGGTTGTTCAACACCGTCATCTTCGAGGATGACACCATGCCGGTCAGCTTGCATCCGTTCAACACCTTGTACAATTCAATGGCTTCTTTCTTTTTCATATCTATGTTTTTATGTTATAATCCAACTTGTAAGCCCGGCCGCATCGAAACAATACGACCGGAAAAATAATTAATTCATCACTACCGATACTTGGTTCTCGATAGCGTCGATGTATTTCAAGACCTCACCAGTTACTTGCAGAACGGTAAATGTGCTATCATTTACATTGACACTCAATCCCCCAAATCTGGTGTAGTTATAGCTTCCGATATAACCGGCTTGCTTGTTATAAACCTGTCCGTTCGCCTCGGATACCTTGTTCTCGCTCGTTATCGTAACACGGCTCTCCTTGATATCAAGAGTTTCTCCGATACCATTGATTTGTTTTGTTACGCTCTCTGTCTTAATTTCCTGTAATGTCATGGTCTTTAATTTTTTAAATGTTAATATTCAAATTATTTATATTACGGTTCTGCCACATCCTCTATAGGTATATAGCTAGTCTTCAAATCTGGCAAATTAGCCTGTCCAGCGATCCAATAGGTATATCCACTCGCATACGTGATCGATTGCTCGAATGGGCCAACTACTACCTTTTGCTTGCCCGGGACTGTTATAGCATTTGGGTAATTATAAGTCGCTACCGTCTCACCAGATGACTCAGGGTCTGCCGTGCCCTTAGTTCTTACGAATATCGCCTTGACATTAGTAAGCGTAACCTGCCCTGAGCCCGTATTATCAACCGTGATCGTAAAGCTGACCTTATTTCTTGCCGAGCTTGTCCAGTTACCGATGCAATAAATCTGGACAATCGTACCAGTTCCCTTAATATTTATTTTCAGCGGTGGTAACGGAAAACAAATAAACGTGCTAGCCGGTATACTTCCCCCAGTGCTAAATGATGCCTTAGATAAAAAAGTATAAACAGTCCATACCCCAACATGAGATTGTGTTATACCAGATATTACAGTAGATACGCTACCAGTTCCCATCTTATTGGAACTTGTTCCTATCATATACGTAGAACTGTTCTTGTATAATACAACACCTATATAATAGTCTGATAGCGGAGTCCCGGATATCACAAGGTCTGATAGTGTTAGGTTATCAGGATCTCCGGAAGGTACAGCCAAATCAAAATCTATTTGTATGGTGTTGTTTACCGAAATATAGTAGTCTTCCTGCCCGGATGCTTCTACTGGAATAATAGCGTCATGATAATATCCCCTGAAATCACCGAGCCTAAAGGGCTCAACGGATCCACCTCTTGGTGGGGCATAGTCCCATTTGTCCAGCTGATTAACTAACTGATAAAGAAAAGAACCAGCGTTGCCTATCGCACCGGGGGACGTATATACAGGAAAAGACAAACCGCACTTCCCGTCATTGGCTTTCCACCAATATGTTATTCCATCAACATTATCGGCTGTATATCTTACCGGCTTTTTCTTAGACCACTTATTTATCTTAGCGGCCGCCGCTGCCACACCTCCACATAGTGTGCCTACATCCGTACTTGGATAGCTCAATATATTGCGGACATGCATTACGCTTAAATCCGTTGTAGGTAACAAATATCTTGCCATATTTTACGCCGCTTTTAAATTGTCCAACTCCTCTCTCAACGATCTCACCTCTTCCTCAAGGTCCGCTATGCGCTTGTCCTTGTCGGTCATCCATGACTTTGTGGAGCGAACAAATCTATCCACATCTATCATATTACGATACAACTCCTTGATACCTTGAATAGCGATAGGCCCTATCTGACCATAGTATATTCCAAGATAGTCACCGTCATTGCTGACGATCTCGGGGAATTCGTTATTAACCTGCTGTGCAGATAAACCTATAGATACGGTTTTATCCGGATCATACTTCAATGTATATCGGAATACGTCTAGTCTCATTATCCTGTCAAGTACATCTCTAACTGTAGAGATCCGAGTTTTAAGCCTCATATCCGAGTTTTTTACATAATCCCCAGATCCATTTATGTAACTGACAATCGTGTCCCATTTTTTGAAGCAAAAAGTATTGTTTGACGTATTGACACAAATACGCCAATAAACGCTTGTGTTTTGGTATAGCTCTAGTGTTGGGTAACCGCTGTTTCGAATACTTAACATATTTGTTATATTCCCCCCATTGAACGAAGGCCCTGCAGGCCCTTGTGGCCCAGTCGCTCCTGTTGCCCCTTTAGGCCCTTGTGGCCCAGTCGCTCCTGTTGCTCCTTTAGGCCCGGTAGCTCCTTGCGGCCCCCGGATGTTCCTCGTGGTTGGAGTAGTCGTTGACGTGCTGTTCGCCCAGCTAAGGTTACCGCTCGTATCAACCGATGGATACCAGTATTTAAATGGAGCTGGAGCGTTCCCTGTGGAATATGCCACGACATCACCAGTGGCTCTTATATTTTTGCTAGATGTGAAATTACTCGTACAATTCAGCGTGTCGCTTGACGTGGTTATGAGCCGGGACGTGTAATCAGCCGTGCTATTACCGTGGTGGAAGTCGATATAGGGGGTGGTAGCATTCAATTCCAAGTATCCTTTGCCAACACAAGAATTACTGCTATTACTATTAGCACTAGTATTAACGTTTCCAACGTATATGCCTTGCGTAAAATATCCATTTGAGAACCTTCTTGATGAGTAGCCAACACTATAAGAATTATCACTTCTAGGATATATATCATTAGCCGCAATAGCCCCTACAACTTCTAATTTATCTACTGGGTTATTGGTTCCGATTCCCCAGTTCCCATTAAACTTGCCAAACAACCTATGAGTATGAGGTGCACCATACCAACCCAGTGATAGATAATTGTCAATACTATCATCTTTGACATGATAATAAGTTAGTTCCAAGCAATTATAACTCGATAAGGCCTTCCCTATCCTGCCATATATAGTTACTTTAGTGCTCATTAGGTTAAATGCGTCCTCTGCCGTTCCGCTGGATGTTATAACGCCGTTAATGTTGCCCGATCCATCGAATGATTTTCCCCAGATCGATCTAGCGGTAGCTAATTTAGTGGCGGTACTAGCGTTACCGATTAATGATCCTTCAAAAATAGATGCTGTTATATGGGAATCTTTAGCATAATTCCCATTATTATCGGATTTTGACAATGCTATTGGCTCTACATAGTATTCATAACCAGCTGTAGTATTTCCAACATTAGTTCTAGCATAATAAGTATTTATACTGTTTATTCCAGCGCTGCAATATATTCTATAAGTAGCTGTTCCCCCTCTTAGCCAAAATACGATAATGGGTTTTTCATTCCCACGAACTTCTACTTTCTTCAACAAACTTGCATACGGTTGTAGATTGCATAATGTAGTAAAAAAGTTCGCATTGCCATCCCAAGACCCTATTCTACCAATACCTATATAATTTATGCTACTAGTTTTATTACTATGGTTACCATCCCAATTAGGATTTGATGTTGAACCTAACGATTTACCTACACCTATTGTATATGGGACTCCATTGGTATTAACTGCAACTTCTAAAACTACAGGATAGAATGTGTTATAATCATTTGTTACTGTTATTTCCCTAGACCTAGCAGTACTAGTATGATACCAATCAATTGTGGTATTATATAAATTACTCCTATGATACCCATCTACCATATCAGCATTAAGGTTATTGCACAATGTGGTAGAAACAACGTCTATGGGCTTTGTGCCGGTGGCGACCTTGGATATTATAGGGCTATTGATGGTCAACGCCCCGGTCATTGTATCCCCTGCTTTCTTCACGTACTTACTGTCGAGCGTAGCAGCGTAATTAGTTGTGGTCAACGCCGTTAAATCCTTGGTAAACGTTATTATCTTCTTGTCAGAGCTGAGCGTGGCGTTTGTAAGTACATTACCACTTCCTGTAACCGATATGCCTCCGATCGTTCCCGTGCCGCTTATGGAGATCGTGCCGTCAGCGGATATCGAGATACCCGAGCCGATCTTCACCGCCCCAAGCGAGTTTGTGCTGGCTATAGGAAGGACTATGTCTCCGGAACCAGTGGCGTAAGCGACTACATCGCCACTCGCCTTTACATTACCTTCAAAAATAGAATTTTTCGCTTTCACTCTAAATTCTTTTATGGCTTCGGCGCTCATTCCGCTTATATTGACACTGTATAGTGAATTACTACCGCCTTTGCCATATTGAAACCATAATACCTTGTTTGATGCTTCAACAAACCTAAAAGACGAATCGTAATCCGTGTTATATGCTCTTATATAATTATATTCAGAACCACTATTTGTTGCTTGCAAGTGAATTAAATCCTGATTCCCTTTTATATCTAGTTTTGCTGATGGATTATTTGTCCCGATTCCGACATTGCCATTAGCCGAGATTCGCATTCTCTCGGTATAGTTAGACGAAGTTCTAAAATAGATTTCGTTGCTATTTATATAGGTATTATATCCTTTAGCGGCTGTATCATAACCTATATGCAGGTTATTAGTGTTGCTTAAATGAAGGACATTTAAATTGTTTCCGCTGGTGTCCTTCATAACGATCTTACGATCAAAGTTCATATAGATATCGCCTACATCTGTCATATTACCGGATACGTTCTGTGTCCCGTTGAAAGACTGCCCCCAAATGGTTCGGGCCGTCATTAGCTTCGTGGCGCTTGAGGCGTTTCCGACAAATGCCCCTGAATATCTCCACTTATTATTCTCCGTGCCGAACAATTGCAAATTTCCACTAAGACTATTGAACTGCCCACTACAATACTTAGGTAATAGTGTTGTCGCATCATACCCATCGCTACTATATAATGATAGCACAAACCATCCATTGGAATTAGGAGTTGCTATTCCTTGCAGCGTTATACTCCCACGATTGGCGTAACTCTTAATAGCCCATTTACATATAGCTTTCAAATAATCCTCAGTGGGATGCCCAGCGCTTTCATAATCACTTCTTAGCAATCCTTGGGAAATCAAAGTGCTCCATGATGGGAAATTAAGGTACAGAGCCACTTGATTATTTGCAAACCCAGCGTGATATCCATCTACCATATCAGCGTCCAATCCAGAGCCGGAGCCATCATTATCCTTATGCCAGAACGTGAGTCCCTTGGTAAAGGCTATAATCTTATTATCGTTCGTCAACTCGACATCCGTAAGGGCGTTCCCGGTTCCTGTTTTCGTTATGCCGGACACGCTACCACCGATATCACCCGCCACGCTCAGCGTTCCATCTGTAGCTATATTAAGACCGCTCCCAACCTTGACCATGCCTAACGCCCCGGTACCGGCTATAGGGCTTACGATATCATAATTACCGGTAGCGTAGGCAACGATATCACCGGTAGCCAGAACGTTGTCATTAGCGTCAATCTTGACATAATGGCTAGCGTCCTTATAATTGAGATACAGGTTGGACAGCACAGCGTTCGTGCCTGTCATCCCGTTAATCGAGTTCCCGCCCGAGAAACGGACCCATTGCGCCGATTTATCCTTGGCCACGTCAAACGTCTTGTCGCTGTTAAGGTGTATGAGGCTGTTGATGCTCGGCACGCCTGTCATCGCCCCGGTAGCTATGCCGTTGGAATTTAGCTTCTGCCCCCACCACGTAGCGGCGTATAGCTTGTCGCCTTCCAGTACCGTTCCCTTGGCGTTTCCGAACTTCACGGCGAACTGGTTCTGCGTGTCCTCCGTGTTAGGTTGGTTCAATAATTGCAAGCCCGCTCCAGCGTAATAGATCTTACCCTTGCCGCCGATCATACCCTCATTGATACGCAAGGTACCATCTTTGTCTATGACAAGTGCGCTATCACCACCGGACGGAAGCTTTATCGCTCCCAATACCCCGTTGCCGGCGATGGGAAGGACAATGTCGTGATCCGAGGCGGCGTAAGCGACAACGTCCCCTACCGATTTGGCGGGGTAGTCCGTGAGGATGTACCACTTATCCTCCGGAAGGGGATTGCCGTCGCTGTCTATCGTAACCAATTTCCAATATTGCGCAACATTCGTCCCTGAAGATTGGAAGGATTGCTTCACAGGACCTCCGGGAATAGCATCTAGTGCCCTTCCAGTACGTGGAAGGGCAGTCTTTCTTATCTTACTATGACGTACATTCATTACCATATCTATATATGTACCGATATGGTGTAATACATCAGTCGTATGGTATATCGCTTAACTTGGCGGTATCATCGGAATATCCTACAGCAGAAATATTTACGCTGCCTTTATTGAAATCAATAGTGCATCCTGCCACAATATATTCTCCTGATAAGACAGGATAATATGTTATGTAAGATAACATTGGGTTACCAGCTATCTTGGAGGTAACGGAGAATCTCTCGTTCTTTTGGCTGAAATTCGAGTGGATTGTGCACATAAGCAGACGCTCCAATATATCCGTCTGATTAGATCGAGTGAAAGAGGTTTGTAAAGTGTATTTGTCTCCTTCTTTTTTTAATATGTTTCCTTTTCCTATCGGTATTCCGTCCTCGTTCGCTGATATACATTTTAATGTTATATCATTAAAATCGTTTGCTACCTTCTTATTTATATAACTCTTAAATTCATAATCATCAACAGAAACATCTTCCTTGTTTTCTGTTATAATCTTCATGAATATATTATTTATCAAAATGTTTTTAACCAAACTATCATCTAAAAGGCCATCGGTGCCCAAGCCTTTATCATCTTTTGGGTTAACGACTCTAGCCTTATTCGTGATCTCGAAAACAAGAAATCCATAGCTCTTATTAGTAGGCACATCCAATCCATCGCCAGCAGATGGGATGGTCTCTATATTAAATCGTGTAGGCATTGGATCGTATATATTTGCGTTACCTACCCACGTGTCCAATACGCTTCCAGTTATCGATGATTCTTGACTTATCCATAACAGGCATTTACCTTGCTCTATCACCCCATTTGACACATCAACCCAAAATGATCCGTTATCATTGATAAGATCAAGGTATCTCAACGGTTTACCGGAACTATCTGTCATATAAAGATTGCAATACAATTTCATTGTTCCGCTGTTTGGATTGTCTTTGACTCCACTATCCTCATTAAATGGATTTTCTCTCGTATTAACGTATGCCTGTAATATAAGATTTATAAAACATAAAGTATCCGAACCTAAAATATAATTAGGATATCTAATCCTATAAATAGGATATATATTAGAAGGATTTGGATCATAGTCTAATAAAGCACCCTCTATATCTGATTCATAATCTCTCTTGTATATGGCGAACTTCCCAGAAAGATTTTCAACACCAACACATTTTGAATAATAATACAATTTAAAGTCACGTCCTAGATAGCTATCAATAAGATCACTTAATGAGTTTTCTGAAACATCTATATCCACCATGCTGTTATCTCCATACAGCGAGCTAGTGATCTTAACATTGTTAATCATTTCTTCAAATCCATAATCGCCGTTTTTTGACATTAACCCTACGTCTAATATATTCCCATAAAAAAAATCAACGTTTTCGTTTGCCTCGAATGCATATGTCTTAAAATCATATCTTTTCATTGGTAAACCTCGTTTCACGGTATTATAGTCATAAATATATACATTCCCGTTTTTTTGTACCATCATCAATCCAAATGGCTGAAAGATCGACTCCAATATTTCCCTGCAACTCATTGATACTCCATCCTCGTCATAAAAGTTGGAAGACATGATAAATGATTTATGCAAAGCGGTTTCCTGATCGCTCATCGTGACACCTTCTAAAATAGTGTCACATCCTATATACAGCTTAGAGAATGGGAGCCCAAGATTGTCTAGGCATCTATTTATATGCGTTATCATAGATGCTATGTCATCATATTTATTCCCCTTATCATCCGTATATTTTATCCGTTCTAAGATATTGAAATCAGCAGCCGTGAACTCTACAGGGTATGGATGAAAAGAAGATAAGGTCTCGTTGTACAACTCTGAATCAAGCCAACCGTGCCAAAAGATCTTATTATTCCTATATAGGGAGACCATATATCCCTGCATATCATCAGTATGTAGATCTTTAAACTGAAAATTAGTCTCGCTCACTAGTTCAATAGTGGCCTGAGCTCCTTGTATCGGAGTTAACTTATTAGTATCTTGATATTGAAGTAAGAATGGAGTACCCGTTGTTTTTACGAGCTGATCTATCTGCTCGTTTTTAGATAATATATCTATCCTATTCAAGGCCCCATCTATGCCTTTAAACTCATTGTGATATTTCCTATTCATCTCCCTCTCCTTAATTTTCTATTCGTATTATCCAGTAATATTTTCATCTGCTCCCCTGACACTACTACCTCGCCAGTGACACGTACATCTTTCCCATTAACTCCTCCTTTACTGTTTAATATATCGAACAAACGTCCTTGCTGAGATCTATTCAAGATCATTTCTCCTGAATTGACCATCGCCGGAACACGATCCCCCGAGTACAGGTTACCGGGGACTATACCGCCATTAGCGAATTTAGGGACATTGGCCATCGCCGCTATTACCGAGGCTACAGCTGTACCGGCCATTACCCACCCGACCACGGGGATGGAGGAAACTGATGCCGCCGCCCCTGTAGCGGCGACAGATGCATTCTTAGTAGCAAGAGCTGATAATTGAGGCAAGGCTTGTCCTACAGCTTGTATGATATTAGACGCATAGCTTAACCATGATGCGGCTCCCTCATTTGTTAACTGAGAAACAGAGGACATCATACTACCGATTGCTCCTAATGAATCAGCATATTCATAATTTGACTTGATAGCGTCACTGGATATGCCTTTAACCGATATATAGCCAGACTTAATATCCTCAGTCGCATTACGGCCTTTTGCTGACACGCCGAATTTATCCCCCTCCATCGGTTTCAACCGTCCAAGCGTAGCTTCCAGCTCTATGTTATATTTTTCTTTATTGATCTTCTCTATAGCCGCGCGGATTCCTTGCCTTACAGCCTCGTCCGTTTCCGTGTTAAGTTTTTTCGTTAGGCTTGATATCTGGGCGTTAAGATAATCTATGGAGCCTTCAGGTAAGGGTTCCATCTCTATCTTTAATTTCTCATCCTTCAACTTTTCTATGGCAATACGGATTCCTTGCCTCGTGGCCTCGTCCGTTGCGGATTTTAATTTCTTTGATAAATCTGATATCTGGGTCTCGATATAATCTATTGAGCCTTTAGCGGCTACATCTGACACGGCAATAGGTTTCCCTTTATCAGTTTTATCTTTTAGAGTCGTATTATTCAAAAATTCTTTTATTTTCGCATCTGCTTTTTCTCTTACACTCAATTCCTCTTGTATATATTTTATCCTCTCCTTGGTATCATGGATGGATTGGAGAATATCTCCTCTCTCTTTTCGGTTATAATAACCGGGCATTCCTGCCAACTCCTTTCGTCTCTTCTCTAGATCTCCCAAGGACATAGTTAAGGATGACAAATCGCTTTTGAGAACATCTATCTTATAGGCTTCTGTCTCATCATATTCTATAGCGGTTAATTCTATAGAACGTTGCTTTGATAGCCCCCCGCTTATGTTTGCATCATAAGCTCCTTTTATTTTATCAATTATTTTATTTGCCTTATCACCAATGACCTTTTCTTGTATCTCATCTTGTGTTTTCGCTAAATCAGTAAGATTCTGTATCAATGAGGCTACTCCTTGGGCGGCGGTAGACAAAAAACCATTTGATTTGTTCATGGTTAGAATAAACCCTTCCCATGCGGATGATACCGCATTTAAAGATCCCTCCAAATTTGCGTTATTAATCCGTTGTTGCTCTAAAGCCGTGTTTGTCCCAGTTATGGCATCGATATACCCTTTGTATTGATCTTTTGCGTTAACCAGAGCTAAAGCCGCCGTAACGCTCTCTCTTCCGAACATTTTAGTCATTTGAGTAGCATCTAGATTTTTGCTTGCCAGATTGTCTAAAGCCTTGGATAAACCAACCACAGAAGGTCTAAGATTATTATCAGAGCTTCCTTCCAATATCAAGAATATATTACGCAAATTCGTCCCAGCCTCACTAGCTTCCGTTATCTTAGGGGCGATAGTCTCAATAGCGGCTACAAGCTCATTGTATTTAACACCTACGGAATTAGCGGCACCTCCGGATTTCTCTATAGCCTTGGATAAATATTGTATATCAGCCGATCCCGCTTGCGATGCGGCCGCCAATATATTAATATATTCACCTGCCACATTAGCACTCTCACCCATTTGGTTTATAGATCCAGATAAAGCTTTTGCCGCAGATGGGACATCCATACCCGCAGCTTCGGCTAAGATAATGGCTTGTTTCGTGACCTCGTTAAGCGCCTCTCTATTTTTCAATAATTCAGGCTGCTGTGAACCTATCAATTTGTAAGCCTCAACTACTTGCGATGCTGTTTGTGTAGATGTAGATCCTAAATCAATAGCAGCTTTCTTGAAATACTCCATATCCTTAGCCCCAAGTCCGGTTAAAGATCTAAGACCTGACAATGATTTCTCGAACTCCATGCTTTTCTTGGTAACGTCCATAAGCGCAAATGAGATGCCGCCAAGAGTGGCAAAACCTTTTGTCATGCTAACGATTGACCCTCCAACTGACTCTGTCACCTTCTTGAAATCAGAGACCTGTTTTCTTGTCTTATTTATAGACCTGTCAAACTCATTATTCTTGAACAGGATTCTTACGAATAGATCCGCCGCCATTATTCTTCAATTTTACAAATTCATTTAACATATAGCTCAATCTCTCACGCTCTTCCTCTGGCATCTCCATGCTGTCATTCTCATCCCAAGGGAAGGGCATCATATCCTTTATATCTATACGTTTGCTGCTATTTACTTGGGCTATCGTATAAACCAATTGGCGGGTTTGATTCCAACTCTCTATGTACTTCTTATGGATACCTTCCATACAAGCGTCAATCTCATATGGTTCCATATCATCAAGCACATAGGCCGGATCAAGCCCGCCAACAAAAACCAAGGCTTGGAATATATCCTTACCGCTTATTCTTTTTTTTTATCTTCATTATCAGTGTTATCCGTATTTTCCAATATCTCCTTCCTCTTGTTGTACTCTACGGACCATTTCAAAAAATCGATATATATAGACTCGTCATCGCACAATATGTCGGTAAAAGCCTCCAAGTCCATAGTGAAACCCTTATTGTACGCTAACAATACAGAATAAAAGAACACGATATTCTCAAACGTCAACATGTCATCGCCGATATTCTTTCCCATGATCTTCTCGTAAATCATTCGGACGCGAAGATTATATCCAAGGCGATACTCCTTATCTTTTATAGTGATCTTATCTTCCATCATGATCAAGATCTCTTGAGCAACGGGCCTTTGCCCTTAAATGTAGCGGAATAAGTAGCCTTGTCGTTATGGGCGGCATTGGCCGTGATAGAGGTGATACATACGTCTCCCTCATATCCTCCGGACCCAATAGTCCATCCTGTGGAAGGTTTGCCCGTCTTAGATCCTGCCTCGGCAGTGACAGCGAATGCCACATGAAGCACTTCTCCCGATAAAAAAGCGTCAACCAGACTATCATAGTCTGCCTCAATCATCATCGAGTCCGCTTGAATATCCCAGCTGATTTGCCCAAGCTCGGTATCGCCATATTCTCCAGTATCCTTGTTGGAGATATCAAGCTCCTCCCTTGATAAGTTCATTGTATGCGTAGTAGCAGCGCCAAGTGCCACATAATTCTCTGAAACCTTTTTGAAGAGCATCAAATCCCTTCCTCTTACTACTTTATTTTCCATGTTAATTATCAATTACAATATTAAACGTAAGAGCCTGTATATACGCCTCGTCTTGAAAATCCTCAACGGCGTTGGCAAGCTTTATATCGGAGATATCAAAACCATCCAAGTTCATTGGATAGTCTGGCATCTCATCCACTATAGCGGAAGCAATGTCCAGCGATTGAGAGTAGCTAGAACCGACGATAATAATATCCACGCTGATCATTCCATAACGATAAGACACATCTTTGTCCGATTCCAAGACTACCCCACTTCTTTTGTACGTAACAAAAGGAAAAGGCGTTTTCTGCTCGGCAACGACCGGATATATACGGCCTTTCAACCTGTCATTGATACTCATATCAGCTAACAGTCTTTTAATCAAAGCTCCTATCTCTAACGCTCTCATTTCTTTCTTCCTATCCTTATTACAGCCCTCATCACTCTTTTCTCCATATCGTCAAGCACCTTTGACTCTTCCGAGTCTTGCGCTTTCCTGAAATACCTTCGTCCCGTGATAATGCCACGATTCGCGGGTTTCCCCGACCTAGTTAAATATAATCTAGCGCCTTTTCTTTTAACGCCGGTGACCCGATGCCCTTTGGTAAATCTCCGTTTGGTACCAAGCTCAAAAAACTTGGCTCTAAAATCCCCTAGAATATCAACAACGGCATCTTTGGTTTTCTTATTAACGTTAAGCCTTACCAATGGTAATCTCTTGGTTGATCCGTTACGGTCTTTATAGACATTGAAAGCCTTGAAAGCCGTTCCGGAACCAAAGTTCTGGATAGTCCTTCTCCTTATGATCTGCCCGCCGGATCGAACGGCGGAAATCATAGCCTTATCCATTTCCTTCCCGGTAAGCCTGTCCACCATCCGGTTATATTCCGATATATCAACCTTGACCTTACTCATTGATTCTCTCTCCCGTGATGGTTATACAATTCTTGGATCTCTCCGGATTGATATCGAGTATCCTGTACCTTATCCCATCATGAACAATAACCATGTCATAATCGACCTTATGATACAGGCGTATCTCGATCCTTACCGTATAGGTATTGACGATCTCATTGGCCTCTATCGCCCTGTTGCCTCTAATGTGGGAAACACGGGCATAGGTAGAGAAACAATCCTCATAAATTACCTCAGAGGCAGAATACTCAGTCTCGGACTTTACAGGCAACTGGAATGTGATCTTATCTCTCATCAACCCCGCTCTCATGATCCTTTGGATTATAATACCTTACATAAGGGAACAATAAGCTATCTACCATCATGGGCACCTTGCTAGAGGAAACGAAAGCTATTGGCTCCCTATTCTCGTAATAGTGAGCCACGACAAGCTTGGCGGCATGTTTGACCGGAAGAGGTATAATACCGTCCGGAAAAACATCCGTCAATGAGTCGAATTTTAAACGATTAGCGATGTCGATCTCTGACATATCTATCAATTCCTCGATATACATATCATCATCGGTATAATCCAAATCCACTCTTAAATGCCTCTTTGCCTCCTCTAGCGTAAGTATCATGAGCCAAGTTATTTAATAGATCCAACAGCGAATGATTCTTTTCTGCGAGGCTTGGCATCAAAGAAGGCGTTGATAACTAATCGGACCTCGCCATCAGCGGCCTTCGTGTAAGGATCAACCGTGATATCCAACGCACCCCATTGACCGATAACGAAATCCGCCCAGTTGCCGAAAATGATACCTTCCTCATCCGCGCTCTCTTGCAATCCGGATGCCATGCCTGACGTAGCATATACGTTGTAACCATTAGCCATGCCATTCTGCAGGATGAATCCCTCCGCTACACTTGCGGCTCTAAGAGTACCCTTCAAGATACCCGCGCCTTTGACTGACGTGATATAAGCAAGATTATTCACTAACGCCTCATCAACGGGAACCGCAGTTTCCATAGCGATCATATTAGCGAAAGAAGCCTCTCCTGTCACCGTATAAGTTGGCGTGCCAGTAAAGAAGCCATCAGGCTTATTTGCGTTAGTAGCCTCGGCACCAAGGATCGTTTTCTGCAACTTGATAGCCACCGCGCGTGCCAAGTCATTACTAAGCATAGTGTCAGTAGATAGCGTATCTTGCGCAAGGAACTGCTTAGAGATATCAATATAGGCTGTTAAGCGCTTAGGAGCCAGCTCTACCTTTGTGAACGTGCCCTTCCCGTTCTGAGCCGCCCCTGTCTCATTAGCCCAATTAACGGATGAGCCAGAATACGCAGGAATACCTATATTACCTTTCAGTCCCGTTAAAAAAGTAGCCCCAGCCTTTACCATGACCAAACTATCACGGATCGGCTGCAAGATGCCAAGCAAATCCTCTGATATAAGTTCCTTGCCATCACCTGTGACTTGAGCGGAAATAAAATTGCCCCTATATTCCATCGGAATCAACAAGCTTCCTTGATCCACCGGTAAGCTAGCCTCGGTCATAGCCCTACGTCCGGCATCGATCAACCCCTCCACCTCGTCACAAGTCTCGCCAGTGATCTTTGAGCGGATAGCCTTAGCCAACAATCCTCCCCTAGAATGTTGGGTGTTAGCCACCGGACGTTGTTTATTCCTAGCCTCGGCCAATTTGATCTCAAACTCGCAATCGGCGATATCCGTAACGATCTCGGCCAATCTTTTTTCCTCATTCTCATCTGCCTTCCGGCCCTCGGCCTTCATCTTATCGAAAATGCCTTGTTTTTCAGTGTTGAGCAATCCGATCTTGTCTCGAAGCTCCACGATAGTAAGTTGTTTCTTTGACATATTAAAATCTGTTTTTAAGATTGTTATAATAAATTTCTAAATCCTCCTTTTCCCTCTTTTCCCGTTCCTCTTTTTCCTTGTTTTGCCTATCCTCTAAATCCTTACGCTCCTTATCACGAATGCTTTCGATAGACCGTAAGGCCACCTCGGTATCCTCATAAGCCGGATAATACACCGGGCTCACATCATACAGCTTGTCTATCTGGACGATCGTGCGGATATACTTACCGTTTTCGCCTTTCTCCCAATTATCCTTAGATACCGTGAAGGCGAAAGATGACTCAGCGATATCCCCTCTCTTCAGAGCCTCTACCAGCTCATCACCCAAGGCCGTATCCGGAGCTTCAAAAGAATATTTAAGTCCTTTGGCATCAACCTCCAACTTCAATGATCCCTCACCCATTCTCCAGCGAGCCAATACACCCCTTCTCTCGTCATGGTTCATCAAGCACAAGACATCGCTCCTCTCCAATACGCCGTCCAAGGCCGTAGGCGCTATCCGTTCTATGAGATCCCCACCCCACATAGGTTGACTATCCGTATTAAAAAGCAAAGCGTATCCCTCCACATGTCTGGATTCCTCTTCTATGGAAGCCCGGTATGATATTCCTCTTATTTCCTTATTATTTGTCATGCTCATAGATATTTTATTATATACCGAAACGATGTAATACAGCGATCAAGACCGCTATTTCCCTGCATCAAACTTCTTGTTAGCCACAAACTCCAATGGAACCACAGCGTTATTAACTAGCGGTTGATCCCCGTTCTTTACTTTGGGCATGTCCATCATACGGCGAGCCTCATTAGGTGTCATACCTCCCATCTCATACATTGTTTTCATAAACGTCGCTTGTGCCGCCTTGTCGGCTCTCAACAAGTTGCTCGTGTCAAATTTTACCTCAACATAGGATCTCTCAGATGGACGGAATACCTTTCGTTTCATCTCAAGCTCTATATTCTCCAAGAGTGGGGCCAGCGTATCCGTAAGGAATGCCAATTGCGTAGCCTCCACCGTGCTATAGCTGGATTTAGATAGGTCGAACGCCTTGACAGGGGAAACCCCGAAGAAACGGCATATGTCTATCACGTTGAATTGCCTTGTCTCCAACATCTGTGCATCGGACGGATTTATTGATACTGACTGATAATGACTATTCGCCTCTAATACGCCAATCCCCCCATTGGAGACCATATCGCTCCAAGCTTTCTTTATCTCATCCTTCTGTCCATCACGGAGCTTAGTATCAAAGGACAATATTCCCATAACTCCACCACCCTCGCTAAAGAATTGTTTAGCGTAATCCTCCGCGCTGCTCGATATGCCAAGCGTATTGCGTGCGTGCGTTAATGTGGATACGCCGGTTATACCGTCATAACTAAAATTCAAGACATGGATCATATCGGAAGGCTCAACAAGAGACTTGAATCCCGTCACTTGGTATCTCATCCTAGGGATACCATCAACCGTAATATAGACTACGCTAACCAGCCCGGAAGGTATATATTGAAGGGATAACGCATTACCGTAATCATCCCTGTCAACGTAGGCGTATCCGTTGCCATTAAGCAACACGGAGCTTACCAACGTTTTAAGGAACGTGAATCTTGTCATATCCGGGTTAGGGAACTCCCGGAGAAGGTCGTAAGCGGGATGCCTAACATAGGGGCTTTTATATCCCTCATTATCTTTTTTGAAAGTGTCTAAAGGAAGTTGCGCCACACTCTCGCTAATGACATTGACGCATCTATATACGGCGGCAAGTGTCATAGCCGGTTTCCTGCTTGACCCACCGCCAAAGCGTTGCACGTTAACGAAGGATTCAACGGGTTCCTTTTTCTGTGAGCGCCTTATATTTATATCCAAACCCAAAAATCTCATACACGATGTCTTTACCTTAAACCGAAATCGTGTAATACATCAGAGAGAGTCTATATACTATTCGAGTATTGAGGTGTCATTAAGCAAACCCCCATAGCCTCAATCATGGAGATAACCCCGTCTATCTTCTTATCCCTATATTCCTTAGAGGGTTTCGTATTCCCGTTATGATCCAATTTCATAACAACATTCCTAAAACAGAAGCGAGTTATCGGATTATTGTCTATTACCACATTGCCGGACAATATTACACGCTCCATCTCTTTTGTTGGACGGTTGAAATTTCCTATGGACTGGCTTACCGGCTCCATTGGAAGCCCTTTATCCGTAGCGTTTATCACGAACTGCGTGGCGTTCCAAGAGTCATATCCTACTTTTACTATATACAACCTCTTGTCTACCGATAGAATATCGTCCAGTATATAATCGTAATCAACAACGTTACCGGGGGTAAGTTTCAAAAAACCAAGCCTCACCCACTCACTGTATTGCTCCTTGTTCTTTTTTGTCTCCAATGCTTCTTCTGGAAGATAATATAACGTCTTGAAATAAAGCTTGCCATCCTTTGGTATCATGAACGATACGCAAGTCAAGTCCGATGTGGATGAGAGGTCTATACCGGCAAAACAGTCATCATTCGTGGTAAAATCAGCCAGATCCACCTTCCTTGAGCATGCCAATATATAATCATCCGGAATCCATACGTCCGAACTATCGCACCACATGTTGAGATTTTTAGTCTTTACGTTGACCTCATCCGATGGTGTATTCATAGCCTTCCTTACCTCTTTTCTTAGGTAAGATGACTTGACTGTCACGTCCATATTTGGGTTGCTTTTTATCCAATTCGCCTCATCTTTCCAATCATCCTTCTCGTCAAGCGAATATATGGCCATGAAAAAAGAATCATCCTCTTTTAAACCGTTCAATATTTCCGTTGCGGTAGTCCTCAACTCATAACAAGGCCCTAACTTATCAAATCCGGCTGTTGTTATGATTATTTCCAAAGGATTGTCCCGTGTCCCTTGTCCAGACTCCAGCACGGCTTTCAGGCTATTGCTTTTTGCCGCATGATATTCGTCTAGTATGAAGGTGGAGGGATTTGGTCCATCCAATTTCGTGGAATCAGCCGCTAAAACCTTCAACCAAGAGATTGTCTTGTCAAAATTAATAGTATCACGATAAACTTTCAAGTATTTTTCTTTAGGATCAAAAGCCTTCGCAAAATTAGAGCATAATGGCCATGCGGATATTTTTACCTGATCCTTCGAGTTGGCGGCGAAATAAACCTCAGCCCCATCCTCATCATCATTTATAAGGGCGTTTAGACCTATCCCCGCCGCTAACGCCGTTTTCCCGTTCTTTCTGGCCACCTCTATATAAACAGTCTGGGTGAGCCTACTTCCGTCACTCTTATTGTAAAAACCGTAGATACTTGCGATAATCCATTCTTGCCAAGGCTCCAGTACGAAAGGTTTGCCGGAATGCCGGCCTTTAAAGTGTCGAAGGTGGTGGTATAATCGTATCACTTTATCCACCTTTTCTTCCAAAAACATGTACCGATCATCGTCCATCAAGGAAAAAAAACGCTCGCAAGCTTTTTTTATATGCTTGCCAGCTATCACATTCCCTGATATCACGTCTACCGGGTATTGAATATATGCCTTATTTATTGCTGAAGAAATCATCCGCAGGCGTATCCTCCTTGCTATCTACATTGCCACGAGTCATTTTCTTGCTACGAGGGGTAAATCCATATTCCTTAGCGATATCTAGATATTGAGTCCAACTCTCCCGCATAATGTTAGCCTCTGGTCTCTTGACAATTTCACCCTTTAAATTCTTCATTGTTAATCCTTGCTCAGACACGACATCCACACATTCGAGATAACAGTCATAGGCGGTAGCCATTCTATGGAGCTGCGGAATATCCCCCACTGTCAATTCTCCACGATCACAAAGTTCTCTCACTATATCGCATATGACCTTTCGAGTCGCCTTATGCTTGATAGTCTTTGGCAACTGGAAGGAAATATCCTTGGATTTACTTATTATCGTATATCTAGTACCCATGTTTAACATATTTAACTATTTGGCGAATTTCAAAAAACGCCGTGCGTGTGAAGCGAATTGGGACGTGGTTTCAACACTTCCCGCCTCTAAAAAATCATAAGGGGGGGGCTATGCCATCCTCCCGTTCCATGCATCCGGTATGATCCTCTTCAACTTATAACAATGACTCGTTTTATTAAGTGATGAAGCAAGAGGCATAATCCCCGCCTCAACCATTATTCCCTTAAACTCATCGTTGCTTATATAGCAGCCAAGCGCATCCCCAAAATAAGTCTTTAGATAATGACTTTCATATCTTTCTCCCGTTCGGCTTGGCACGCAATGTCTATGTATCAATATCACGGCATTCTCTCTTTCTGTCCTTGTCATATCATTTTGTTTTTATTGTGTATAGCCGAGTGACATTCATCACACACGCTCATCAAGTTGTCATAATCAAATGCCAGCACTTTCCTAGACTCCGGATTATCAGTGGACATGAATGATTGGATATGATGTACATCGTCTGCCATTCTCGTAATGCCATTCCTCTCGCATATCTCACACAGAGGATTGTCACGAAGCTTGGCCTCCCTCATCCTCCTCCATCGAGCCGTATTATAGATAGCCATCCTTTCTTTACGCCTCTGGCTCGTCTGATCCCGCCTCTTCGGTTTGTATATCGTTGGCATATGCTTTATTCTTATATAGATTGTGATCTTGTTTTATCTCACTCATAACATTTCTAATCCTTTTCCTTATACGATCCATTATATCTGAATCCGTTTTTAAGGTGTTGAATTTAGAGTCTTGAAGTATCAAGGTGATAGCGTTATGAAACATGTCCCCTTTATCCATGGATAAATACAACCGTCCATCATCGTTACGGAACTCACCCATCAATGTCAAATAATATCTGGCGATCAGTTCTCTCGTTCGAACACCACAATCACCTTTTCTTATCGTGTTTATCCTTGCAGCCATTGACACCCTCCACGTCTTTTAATAATACATATATCCTGCCATCTCTCTTTATATACGATGCCTTGCCTTTTTCTACCATATTTCTTATGCTCCTCTCACTGATTCCATTCGCCTTGGATATATCCGATATACGATAGTAACCATGAGATACCGGGATCTTTCTCTTTGTCGCAAGATCCCCGATATTACACAAGTTGCCATCGGCATCATATACCTCATCCAATATCTTTGAGAGTCCCGCTTTTACGACCGCAGAGACATTAACGCCAGTAGCCTCGGCCACCTCGCACAACCTCATCCTTACATCAGGCGATACACGCAATGATATCATGTCATTTTTATTGTTCAAATGCGGAATACCCATATCATAAATATATCTGTATTAAACAATTAAAGCGGAAAATAAAATATAAGTTAAAAAATAAAGTGTATCACTTTATATTTCCACCACAGAGGCAAAGTTATTTAGAATCATTCTAAATAACAAATTATATAACACTTATTTTTAATATATTACGCAAAAACAGCATAACATTTTTCATCAATCATAATACAAGAAAAGTTTATGTGTTATTTTTGTTATAAATTTAAACAGATTTTTAAGTTATATAAAATACAAACATTAATTAACACACATCGCTATGGAATACTTATTTCTATTTGCCATTGTTATAGCCATTTTAGTTTTTTGGGGGTGGAAAGAAAAGAACAAAAAAGAACAAGAGAGTCAAATGTATGGTCCACAAGCCAATGTCTATATACCCGAGGGGTATGAATTGAAAAAAAAGAAAAATAGCAATGGATGCTTATTTTATTTAGTATTAGGACTATTTACCTTAATCGCCATTATATGGATAACAGGGAAAACAAGCAACTACAATGTGCCTAAGACATATGGGAATGATGACGCTGATCGAATAGAAGCTTATAATCATGCCAAGAATTTTGTTAAAGACAAGTTGAAATCACCATCTTCCGCACGGTTTCCCGGAACAATGGAAAAAGATGGGCACATTGAATATATAGGAGATCAGACTTATAAAATAAACTCTTGGGTTGAAGGTCCCAATAGTTTTGGAGTGTTTATTAGGAAGCACTTTTCTTGTACTATATATTTTAAAGAAGGATCTGTCTATTGTGAAGATTTGATTTTCTTAGACTAATATTTTATGAACGAGGAACTTAAACAACTGCTTGAGTGGTTTGATAACTACGAGATAACATTTAACGAGATCCGGTTAAGCCCGTGTCAATACATATTTGACCTACGGAAATTTATATCGGTCCAAACGAACTCCGTCCGAAGAAACTGGGAAAATCCCACATTTGAATATGATATCATAAGCCTCTATCAACTTAAAAAGGTCTTGGAGGAAAAAGAGAAAGAAAATAAGGAATGACAATCATTGTATCGTGGATATTCCCTAAATTTGTATAGTGTTTAACTAAATAACGAATATCATGGCAAGAACAACGGATTACAAGTTAAAAGGAGAGAAAATCAAGGGTCAAATAGACGAGTTAGTAACCGCTCTTTTGGAGGAGAGGGAAAATTCCTTTGACGAGAACAATAAGAAAATAAAGATTGCAAATGTAGATCTTGAAGGGTTGAGCAATATTGAGTTGCAGCAGTTACAAGTACGTGTATCTAAACTCTTACTAGAAAGGACAAAATAGTCCTATTTGTCGCTACTAAAAGTATAACGCCCGTGTCAGAAAAAACACGGGCGTTTTTTATTGGTCCATTTTTCCTTTTCTATAACTCGAATTATCATGCAGTCTCCACCCTATTACATACTACACTATCTATATTTTTAATTATCAATTTTTTAACTTGAATTTCACAATCATTACTACCTTTATAGAATATGCTGAAAATATCTTCCATGTCAATCTCATCCTCTTTATATAAGATTTTCCATTGTTCAACAAATATACATTCAGCCCTTTTCAAAATCTCTAGCAATTCTACAAGACGATCGCTCTTTTCCATAACATTTACGTTTTATTATTGATAATTTTTTAAGACATGCACAATTTATACTCAAGGTTAACGCTATAGTCTCTTGTCGCACGATAAGTAATACTGTTGCTATAATGCCCATTCCTATAACCTTTGTCGGCTTATGAAAGTTTATCATATTCACATATTATTTAGCATTAATGATAAAAAACATATTACCCACGCATCATCATTATATCCCTTCTCATCTCCACATAATCCCGGTAACGATCCGGATTGTTAACGTAGTCAATTACCCTTGATATCGCCATGTCCGCTTGAAATTTTTTTACCTTAGTATAATAACGTATCACGCCTTTCGACTTATCTGAATGCCCTAAACAATAATCTATGACCCCATCCGGGATTCCTATCTCGGAAGCGTATTGAGCGAAAGATTTACGAGCGGAATAATACACCACTTTTTCCGTTATCCCTAACGACTGCGCCAATTTGGATAGCGAACGAGAAAGATACCTAGAGAAATTAGGATAGGAAAACTTATATCCGAAATCCAACTTGCCAGTCCTCTTATCCATCCATCTATCTATAATATCTCTCGCTTGGTCTGGTATAGAGAACACGATCTTATTGCCTCCCCTCGTCATATTCCTAGATTTAGTCCTTACATATTCCAGCGTATCGATTCCACGGAAATCAATGCCGAGTAGATCTATAAGATTGATACCTCCAAGATAAAACGACAAGCAAAACAGATCGTGCGCCACCTTTAATCGACGCTCCGAAGGATCGGCCATTCGCAAACGATTAAATGACTCGAAAGATATGTCGACCTCACGTACGGGAGAGGTCGATATCTGGAAGTTTACGAAAGGATGGACATCATATTTCACAAGCCTTCTTTTTATACCCTTATTGATTATAGTCTTGGTATGTCTCATCATCATGGAGTTCGTGGCCTCCCCAATTCCCTTTTTATTCCTCAAGAACCTAGAATAACCTTCTATCAGTTCTGGAGTGATATCGGAAAGGAATATATCCCCTTTCACGAACTCGGTAAAATACCTGCAATTCCGCTCGATCAGCTTTGAGTACCCGATACTCCCATTATCGATCAACTCCCTTTCATAGGATGAGCTTACATCCTTGAACGTAGAGATATCGTTATCCCCTGCTGAATTAACCAACATTCCCTTTATCTGCACGCATGTATATAACGATTGGTTCTTAATCGAGTCAAGCTTGTCTTGATACTCATTAAGCATATTCCTCAATCTTTTGTTTATAAAAGAAGCGTCCGGTCTCTTTACGACTTGACCGTTCTTAAACTGGGACTCGCTATCTAATATCACGTTCGTCACGATATAACAAGTCTCTCTCTTGTGGCAGACCGCCACCCTGACCTTGTGCCTCCCATCCTTGAGAGCCTTGGCCTTGAAAAGTGTCAATTTTAAAGTAGCCATATAGATTAAATTTTTTAGGATACGCGAAGGATAAGCTTTTATGTCCAAAAGTGGACTTTATATCCTTTTTTTTAATCTACAAAAGGGGAAAGATCTAAAATAAAAGCGGAAGTTTAATAGCTAAATATCAAACAATTATAAACTTCCGCTCTTCGTGATCAGGATGGGATTCGAACCCATGACCCACAGCTTAGAAGTATTTCTCCATTTTGTATCGTATCGATTTATACATCAA